TTCGAGATCGTCGTAGCATTCCTCCATGCTCTTGACACCTTCAGAAATGTCACCTTCACAGTAGAGTTCAGCGTACTCTTGCACAATGCGGCAAGCGTCGTCTAGTTCCATGTATAGTGGTGTTCCCATTATGTTCTCCTTAAGCCGCTTTGCGAAAATACTGATAGGGCAAGCCCAGTGTCCAAGCAAGGTAGTCGTTGTCACCACGGGTCTCCTCGGCTTCGTGAATCCAGCGCATGGCCATTTCCAAATCCTGGGCACCCATGCTGATCAATTCAGCAACACGGCGTTCAAATGCTTCTACAGCCCGGGCTTCGGCTGTTTTGCGTTCTTGGTCAGCCGCCTCAATTGCCACACCAAGGCCTTCAAACTCTGCATCAAACTGCTCAAGAGTCCAGGTAGAGGTATCAACATGGCGTGGGCGGACACCGTAAGCATCCTTGTACATGTCCCAAAAGGTAGCTTGAGCTTGTTCCAACTGAGTCAACTCGTCCCAAGATTTGAATTCTGTAGTCATTTGCGGCTCCTTTGTTTCTTACTATACTTCTATTATACGAAATTACCCAATTCTGGTCAACCAGAATCAAGCAAAAAACGCCGCTGCTTCTGCTTCAAATACACGAAAAGCCTCTAGGGTTTTTTGAGTTTGAGCCATGGGGTGTGTTTTAACGAACTTGATAAAGTCCAGAAAGTTCATACCCAAAAAGTCTGCGTCTTTTTGTAATACTGTGATTGCTGTAGTGAGTTTCATCTAGTGCTCCTTGTTTCTTACTATACTTCTATTATACGAAATTACCCAATTCTGGTCAACCAGAATCTAGCTGTTGTTTTTATGCAACACCACGTACATCGGTGTTCAAGTTGGGGCGGAGTTCACGAATCAACGCACGTTCTGCGGTGTGAGCTTCGGTCTTGCCACGCACAACTGCAACAATACGGAACTGAAAAGCGTCAGTGCCACGAGCACGAATTGCTTCGTACAGGGCCCAAGATTTATCTTCGCTACGTGAGCGATAGATGTGCTTGTTGATACGTGTTTTTACACTCTTCAAAACAGTACTTTCTGTCTTGGCTGTGACACCAATATAGAAGTCTGCACCGCTCTCAATGCGGTAAATGATGTGAGTGCGATCTGCACGTTTTTTTCGGGTTGCTTTTTTAATTTCCATACTAGTATTATAACCGATCTTGCAATTCTGGTCAACCAGATTTTTGTTGTTTTTTAACAACACACTGGAATAGATACTGGATTAAGCTGGATTAGCAATAATATTATCGATAATATTATAGTGGATTATAGTCAATTATAGTTGATTATTGATTCTTTAACCAAGTTGCTAAATCACCATATAATGTTGCCATCATGGCGTCTCGGCTGGAAAACATAATCATGCGTTTGTTTTGATAATCAATATAATATGGATATTTCATTTTACGATCTAAATCCAATAACATGGGTGGAGTAACATATCGCTTGATGTCAGTGAGCTCAACTGGCCAGTTTTGTATGCCCACAGCTTGAAATATTTGGTAGCCAATACGACTCAGTCTCAACCCACCACTCTCTCGGATGTTTTGATACCATGTTTTAAATGCATCAGACTCATTGATACGTTGTGTCTCAGGCAAGAGACTCAAAACATGTTGTACAATTTCTTTTTTATTTTTTGACATTGGGGAATATGATCTCCCCTTGTTTGAGTAACACTACTGAAAACTTGTCAGTTTGAAATTTGACATTGAGTTTTTTAGCAAGATTAATAGCATGTCCAGGATTGCTAAAACTAACCTTGCGATATTTTGGTCCAGGATACTGAACCAATAAATTTGCTGCCTTGAGGTTGATTGGTGTTCCATCATAAAACACTGCATAAATGCCGTCGGCGGCTAGTACCTGTTCACTACGATATGTTTGCCGATCAGTTTTTTCTGATAGAATACGAGGTTTTGGCCTGCTCATCTTTATCTCCCACGATTATTTATGCAGGCAACAGCAATCAAAAACTTCCGCCAGTGATGGCAATATCCGTGTTTTCTTGTGGTTTTTCAACAGTTTGATGCACTTGCTCTAGTGCCAATAGTAAACGAGTGATATCTGCATGCAAATCCCTAGCTTCATTCACAGTCATTGTGATGTCACGTTGTTGACGACTGTCTGCAGCCTTGATGCGATCTAGTAAACGTGCAATATGCATACTCATGTTGATCTAGCCTCTTCTTGTGTGTAAAATGGACCTTGGTGTGTGTAGCGTTGTAGCAAAATTAATTTGGGACATAACATAACTTGCCAGTCACGATGTTGTTGTACACAATACCAACCAGCCGCAACCCATGAACGACTGTACTGCTCACGAGTCCATAGTGGCAATTGGTGTTGTACATTAAACACAGAATTGTACGGTGGATGAGTGGTAGGATAACCATGTACTTGGTTGGTTGGTTCGGGTTCAACCTTGGTAGACACAGCCTGAAATATGATAGGCACACGTTCAGTCAACATGTCCAGGCTTTTAACTTTTACAGTTTCTCCATTGAGATTAATTGCATACCCACCTGGTTCGGCCTCAATGTTGCCAATTTTGCGATCATGTTCTCTCAGGATCCAGTACTGATTTGGTACTATTGTTTTGGCTTCAATCATTTAAAACTCCTTGATATGTCTGATTCAGCCATCGGCTGAATTGTTCTGCTTGTTCACTTGCACGGGTAAGTTCAAACCGGCCACAAAATTTCATAAAGCGAATTCCCACTTGCCCAATGTCCTTGTGAGAAATTTGTTCATGTATAGCACCATCCACAAGGTCTTTGATCTCTTGCGGTTGCGCAGTTAAGTCAACTAGTGCACGATTGCGTTCATAGTCATCTAACACACGATGTTCTTCGCCGTTGTGGTCAACCCACTTCTGCAACATCATGTTGTTCCAATTGTATCCCCTGCTGTGTCTGTCGGCATAGGCTTCCTGGAGACCAACTTTATTCTTTGTGCCTTTAGTACGTACTCCCGGATAAGCACTAAAGATGTTGTCTGAGGTGTCACCACGCATGCACTTTTCAAATAGTAACCATTCGGGGTCCGGTGTGATTTTTGGTTGTTTAGTTTTTTTATCAACGACATGTTTGCCCTTGGTGTCAAAGATGCCTTGTAGCGTATGATGTTCATCTGTAATGCCATTATATTGGTCCACGTTATTGGCCAGTAACTGCACAAAATCTGTGTCACTTGAAATTACTGTATGGTGGTCTTGGGGGTGTAATGCGATCCAGCGAGCAATAACATCATCTGCTTCGGCACGTTCATGTCGGATCACACTGCAATTTGTTTGCTCGCTCAAATATTTAGTGAAGCTGTCATACGTCTCCCAGAACAGTTTGTCCTCTTCTTGCTCTTGAGCAGACATTGCTTGTCTAGCAACTGCACGATTTGCCTTGTAGGGCTTGTAATGATCTTTGCGCCAGCTACGACCTTCCAGTGCGAAAATTACATGATCAGCATTGAACTGTCGTACCACTTTGTTGATTGAGCTTAACGTGATGTGCAGGGCGTAACCGACTTTTTCCCAAGGGTCACTGGCACGAAAAGCCACATGCCGGGCACGGAAAAACATGTTGGAAGTATCAATTAGTACGTATTTCATTTGGGCAATAGATTGTGTTTGTTCATGTATTGTAACAGATAATTGCCCCAAAAGCAATGGGCATCCGCACCAAAATGCCATGATTCTGGGCTAACCGTTTTAAAACCGCAGGATCTCAGTACAGAATTATAGGTTTGTTCTGGGTCATAAGGCCCAATATAGTTGGTGTCCCAGTTATGTTGTGGTAATCCATTAAAATCATTATTACCATTAAACATCACATGTCTCACCTTGTTAAGTTTAAGCTCTTGATGGAACTGCCAAATTTCTTCATGCGCCCGAGCTTGAGCCGCACGCCAATCTACATCTACTATGAATTTCTTATAGCGTTCTACTAACTCATCTGGAACATGGTCTATACCACTGGCATTGACTTGCCACCATTCATTCTTATGTAACCACTCTTCACGTTCCCAAGTCGACCACTGTATAACAACAAAAACATTATCCATGTTATTTTGGTTGTACAACCATTCTCTTGTGGTACGCATGATTCGGGCATTACTACCACCAGCTTGCGCATCGCATTGTAAAATAGCATACAAGTGGTTGGCTAATTCACAACCAAAACTAGCACGTTCGTTTTCAGGATGCGGTCTGCGACCTAGTCCCCAAAAAAATTCATCATCTTCGGCCCAGGCATGCGGAACAACTGCTTCGGCAGCGGCGGCATGGCTATCACCGTTTACATAAAGAATCATTGTTGTGATACTGCTTTTAATGTCTCTGCATGGGCAACACGTTTGCGCAG